TGACGGAGATCCAGGACATGTTCGCGGGTCTCTGGGACTCGAACAAGGCCGACCCCGACGAGATCTGGCTCGCCGGCGGCGATCGCCGGGACCTGTCGCAGTACGTCCTGGCGGCCGGCTCGCTGCCCTACCGCATCGTCCTGGAGCAGGGCGGCGACTCGACGGTCGGCGCGGCGGTGAAGGCGATCGAGAACGCGGTGACCGGCAAGGTCGTGCGAGTCTCGGTCCACCCCTGGCTCCCGCAGGGGAACATCCTGGCGATGAGTTACTCGCTGCCGTTCGCCTCCAGCGAGGTCCCGAACGTCGTCGAGATCGTCAACGTCCAGGACTACTTCAGCGTCCAGTGGCCGCAGATCCAGAACACGTTCGACGCCTCGATCTACCTGTACGGCGCGCTCGTGTTCTACGCCCCGATGTTCTGCGGGCTCATCCAGGGCGTGAAGCCGAAGGTCCCGTAAGCACCGATCTGGCTGTGACGAGGAGAGGCACCGCCCCTCCCCTGGTGCCTCTCCTCGTCAGCGCTCAGGGAGAGCCCGATGCCCAACCCCACGGTGACGATTCCGCCGGCGCGTTCCTACCTCACGGTCGCCGAGTACAAGAACGCTCCGACGGGCGTGGATACGGGGAACCTCGTCCCGGGCGGAACGCAGGCCCAGAACGACGCCGAGCTCGCGAACGTCATCGCGCGCGCCTCGTCGTGGATGGACCAGATCTGCCGGCAGATCCTGGCGCCGACCACGGACACCGAGCGCCACCGCGTGCGGCCCGGACGTCTTGGCCAGCTGTACGTGAAGACCGACTGCTTCCCCATCATCAGGGTGACGGCCCTCAAGTACACCGCGGATCCGCGTGGGGGCTGGACGAGCTTCGACCTGGCTGCGGGAACCATCGTGGTGGGGGACACGTTCTTCGAGGCCTTCGTGGACGCCGCGTCGAGCTGGTCCTACTGGGTCGAGTTCACCTACGAGAACGGATACCCCAACACGACCCTTGCCTCGTCTGCCTCCGCCGGAGCAACCTCGATCGTGGTCGCGTCCTCCCTGGGCATCTACCCGGGCCAGGAGCTCACCATCTATGACGCTGAGCGGACGGAGACCGTGAGCGTGAGCCCGAGCTACGTCTCGGGTAGCACGATCCAGATCACCGGCACGCTGGCGAACTCCCACTCGTCCGGAGTGGCGGTCTCGGCGTTGCCGCCTGCGGTGAAGGAGGCCGCGATCCTGGCGACCTCGCTCCTGATCCGAAACCGCGGTGCCGAGGCCCTCGTGCTGGATGAGGCGACGGGCACCCGAGTCGCCGGGCCCGAGCTACCGCTGATGAATCGCGGCGACTACAGCGCCCTGGTGAACATGCTCGCCCCCTTTACCGTGAGGCAGCTCTCGCCATGAGTCGGGCCGACGTGCGAAACGCCGTCGTCGCGACCTTCAGCGGGACAGCGGGCATCAAGAGCGTCTACGGCCGGCCACCGAAGCAGATCGACGGCTCGAGCCAGCCGGCGCTGGTCTGTCACATCGCGAAGGTGCGGGAGGACCGCACCGCCAATCAGACGCGCCGACGCACCTACAGCGTGTACCTGCTGCTCGACTACATCTCGCGCAAGCCCAGGAGCGAGGACGGCCAGGACGACTTCGACGCGCTGCTCGAGGCCGTGGAGGCCCGCCTGCGAGCCAACAAGACCCTGGGGACGGCTGGCACGCTGGCGGCGGCTGGAGAGCCGACGTTTGAGACGGACATGACCATGCCCCAGACGCAGGAGGGGAGCAAGAGCTCGTATTTCGCGGCAGCGGTCCGGTTCGACGTCATCGAGTTTCTGCAGGGCACCTGAAAGGAGGAGGCATGTCCCCGAAGAAGAGAGCCGCCGTGGACGGTGTCGTCCTGATCGCCCCCGATGGTGTGGGCGCCTACGGGTGTGCCCACGGGAGCTTCGAGGTCGTGGACGGCACCATCACCGTCCCACGGGACGCGGTGCCGGACGCAATCGCCTCGGGCTTCCTCGTCCACCCCGACTCGGGAGCTCCCGAGTCCGAGTCGGAGGCGGAGGAGCCAGTCTGAGCCTCGGTGAGGAGGATCCATGCCCAAGCAGACTGCTCTGTCGACGCTCGGCGGGGCGAAGGAGACGACCTACGGCACGCCAGTCGCAGCGGCCTTCTGGCTGCCGCACCGCAACCCGTCGATCGCAGATGACTACACCGTGCTGAGGGACGAAGGGTTCCGCGGTTCGCCCGCGGGCCCCTTCGGCGCCTACCAGGGAGTCGTCACCTCGCATGTCGAGTTCGAGGGGGACTTCTACGCGGTCGACACTCCACACCTGTTGATGGGGATCCTGGGCTCGGACTCGGTCACAGGGGCCGCAGATCCCTACACCCACACGCTCAAGCTGACCGCGGCCCAGCCACCCTCGTACACCTACACGGACGAGGTCGCCGACACGGTGTTCCGGCAGTACCCGGGCCAGATGGTCTACGACCTCGAGCTCCGGTTCACGCCCGAGGAGGGCCTGACCTACGCGGCCAAGCTGATGGGTCTGCGGTCCCAGACGACCTCCGCACCGACGCCGAGCTACGATGCGGCGCCCTTCTACCTCGGATGGCAGGCGGCGGTCAGTCTGGGCGGCAGCGCGAACGCGAAGCTCACGGGTGCCAGTGTCCATCTGACGAGGGAGGCGGCGCCGGTATTCGGCGCGCAGAACCTGCAGTCGCCCTCGCTCATCTTCCTCGGTCCGCTGCGGGTCTCAGGGAGCTGCTCGTTCTACTGGGACGACGACACGGAGCTCCTGCGCTACCTCAACAACACCCAGGGGGCATTCGTGTTCACGTTCGACCGCGGCGTCACGCCGGCCCGCCAGCTCGTGCTGACAATGACGCAGGCAGCTTTCGAGAAGGGCGCGGTGAACCGCGGGAAGATCTTCGTGGAGACCGACGTCGACTTCGAGGCCATCGCGAACGCGACAGACGGGTCCGCAGCCGTGCTGTCCCCCGTGCAGGTGGTCGCGAAGAACGGACGCTCGGCGGCGTACTAGGTGTGCATCCTGGCGCACAGACTGGGGCTGAGGCGGCCATCAGGGAGGGGTGATGGGCAACACCTACAAGTTCCAGCGGATCGAGTTCCCCGAGCTGTTCGAGGGGGCCTACGTCAACGTCGTATCCGCGACCCTCATGCCCTGGCGCACCAAGAAGCGCCTCGCCCGACTCGCTGAGCGGATCGAGGAGCTCGCCAGGCGAGAGAAGGCCGGTGAGGAGCTCTCCGACGAGGAGAACGAGCTCGTCATGCGGGAGGCCACCGCCATCGCCGCCGACCTGATCTGCGGCACGAACATCCCGCCGATCGGATCGGACGAACCCGTGCGGGTGCCCGTCCGAGAGGAGGAGCTCGACCGGGTACCGGGGATCGTCACCGAGCGCATCCTCGAGGCCGTGCAGATCGCGGGGGCCGAGGCCCGCCCTACCGAGACGACCCCGAGCTCGTCCAGCTGAGGCAGGTCCTCCTCGGCCGCGGGCGGGAGATCCGGGACCTCGGCTACCTCGAGTTCGTGCTGGTCCGCGAGACCGGTCTTACGCCGGAGCAGCTGGACGAGCTCCCGGCGCCAGTCATCGAGCGCTGGCTGCTCTACCTCGAGCTGGAGGCCGAGGCCCGGGAGGCGGCGACCCGGCGCACCCGCTGAGCCCCCGGGATCCCGGGGGCTCACTTGCTTCGTTCTCGGAGGTGCCCGCGTGGTCGATGTCGAGGTCTTCGGCGTACCCGAGGTCCTGTCGATGCTGCACGACCAGTCCCATCGCCTCGCGACCTCCCATGTCCGCGGCATGGTCGCGGCGGGCGAGGTCCTGGTCGCGGTCGCCAAGCAACAGGCCCCGGTCGGCCAGGGCCGGGGCGGATCGGGCAGATATCCGGCCGGTACGCTGCGAGACAAGATCCACGCCGGCGTGCCGTCCGGCGGCCTGTTCGGCGCCGAGCTCACCGTCTACGGGGACCGTCCGTTCTACGCGCGGTTCGTCGCCGGGGGAACGGCGGCCCACCTGATCCAGGCAGAGGCGGGTGAGGCGCTGGCGACGCCCTACGGCCCGAAGACCTCCGTCGTGCATCCGGGTACCCGGCGCAACCCCTACATGCGCCGGGCGTTCGACCTTGCCCTGGTCCCGATGTTCGAGGCGTGGAAGCGGGTGATGTGAGTTGGACTCCGCAGTCGTCCGCTCCCTGATCGTCAAGCTCCGCGCGGATCTGGCCGGCTTCGAGGCCTCGATGGCCGGGGCCGCTGGCACCGTCAAGAAGTCGACCTCCACGATGCAGGGGGTCACCCGGGCGACTGCCGCTGTGGGCAAGGCGGCTCTGCTCGGTCTGGCCGGCGCGGCGGCGGCCGTCGGCGGCGCCTCGATCAAGATGGCGCTGGACTACGAGCGCGCCTTCACGAACATCTCCGCGCTGTCCAATGCCTCCCGGGCTGATATCGCCAAGTGGAAGCAGGACGTGCTCTCGCTCGCCGGCGAGACGGGCAAGGCGCCGACTGAGCTGGCGGACGCCCTGTACTTCCTGGCCTCGGCAGGCCTGCGGGACACCCAGGTCCTGCAGGCGCTGAAGGCCTCAGCGAAGGCCTCGGCCGCTGGACTCGGCCAGACCGAGGACCTCGCCCGGATCACGGCGAACGCCCTGAACGCCTACGCCGACTCGGGGCTGACGGCGACCGACGTCACAGATACTCTCGTCGCCGCCGTGAAGGCAGGGACGGCCGCGCCGGAGGAGTTCGCCGGCGCGCTCGGGCGAATCCTGCCGATCGCCTCCAAGGCGAACGTCTCCTTCCAGGATGTCAC